CATACTGCTTCAGCTCGGATACATCTAGGTCACCCTTGTAGTATTCCATCTTGAGCATCTTTAGCTTTTTGTATTCCGCTTTCATCTTACGTAGGAAATGACCTTCTCCCATATAAAATTTGAAATACTTATTGTGCAGTTTTGGTGTGTTCGAGGCTTCGCTCGATATGTTGATTGCATTGATTGGACCATCTTTGTCCCATTCTGCAATAATATTCTCTAGTTTCATTCATCTCTCCATAATTTAAGTATCGTTCTGCGATCATATCACAGGTAGTTAGTATTGTCAACTCATCATATTATCTTTATAGAATAATCACTGTATTTAAAAGTTATATCAAAATTTGGTGGTGTAACATCCGCATCAGTAGTATTTAGCTGTATGCTACCAACGGCTACTGGAAACATATCTTTAAAGACTATCTCTATATTCGGATTCTTGTTACTATCTAATACGATCAAAGTACCATCAGACGTTACGCCTGAACCTTCAGGATTGAGTCGTGAAGATGATGCTACTTGTGGCGAGTTAAGTGCCGCATATCCTGTAAAGCTTTCAGGTCTAGTAATAGCTTCTAGCCAGCTCAAGGACTCTTTAAACGATAGCATATTTTCGTCTGCTATAATCTGTAGTGTAAGGTCTTCATAGACTAGCGTATCACCTGGTGTATAGATCGACTTAAATGGAGTCATTCTTTCTGCGTATCCAGAGTTAACTCCAGGAATGTTTACCTGCTGTACGTAAAATTCAACATTCGGCAATCTATTGATTACGAATTTGAACTCGACTGATGATAGAAAGTTATTTGTAGCCATGTTCTTCTCCCACGTTTATTCTATTATTTATATACAAAAAAAAGAGCAAAAAAAAGAGGCTCCGAAGAGCCTCTTAAAGTCAGGTTGGGTTGACCCCAATCTTATTTTTATAGCAAGTTAGTAACTGCTGTACGACGGTAGTAAACGTTATCGTTGGCAGTAAGTGCGCCTGAGCGAACTGTAGCACCACCAGCGAATGGGTTAGCAACCATGCCGTAACGAGTCTTGAATCCAAGCTTAGATTGGAAGCTATTCTCGCCAACTGCACGAACCATTTGTAATGGCACGTATGGGCAATAGAAGAGACCAGCATCGAATGTGCTAGAACCTTTATAACCAACTACCATGTAGTTAGCACCGGCGTATGGATCGATATACACTTTGAAGCGACCGTTCAGAACACCAGCAAACGTGTTGCCTGTGTCATCTGGGCTCAAGTTGTTGCTATTCAAAGCAGGAGCATAGTCAAGAACGCCTGCCATTTGAAGTGCAGATGCAACATCAGATGAACATACGATCAAGTTACCTTTGCCTCGACGGGTGTCTTTAGCAATTTGGTTAGCTTCTTTTTCGATTTGGAACATGAGACCTTTAAACTTCTCTACGCTCCAACGGCCGTTAGCATCAACGTCTAAGTTGAATGTACCAGCAGTAGCAGTACCAGTCTGTGATCCAGCTTTACTTGTTACATAAACCGTACGAATTACTTCACGGTTAATTTCAGCAAGCAATTCAGCAGACAACATGTTAGCTAACTCAGTCTCAGCATCCAAACCATGGATAGCTTTAAGGTCTTGAGCAAGTTCAGTTGTGTACTCTGCTTTCAAAGCACGTGACTTAGCTGTTACAGATACTTTCTCGATAGCGAAAGACATTTGAGCGAACTCAGCAGCCGAACCATCACCAAGAGCTTCTGCATCAGCAGTAGCAAAACCAGAACCAGTTGTTTCTGAGCCAGCACCCAATGCGTTAGCATGAGTTCCAGTACCAGAATAATCTGAATCGGATTCGGTGTAGAAAGCTTCTGGCTTACCGCCAGTGTCTTCGTACTTAGTACGCATTGCGAAGATAAGTCCAGTAGGACCAGTCATTGGCTGAACGCCAGCAATGTCATATGCAACCAAGTTAGGCATTGCACGGCGTACTAGAGAGATCAGTACGGGATCATATTTAGCCATATCAGCACTAGAGTTAGCAGGTGCGGCTTCAAGCAATGATGTAGGTGCATATCCACCTTCTTCAATCATAGCTGTTTCAGTGTTCTCCAATAGAGTTGCTGTAACAGCACTTCTGTGAGAGTCTTGGATACCCGGTAGAGCAGTATGCTCTAGGATGGGCTTCCACTTGTTCATCAGTTCTTCATTTCTCATTTTGTGGTTCTCCTTTTTTGAGATTTTACTTAGTAGTATTTATATAATAATTATTTGGCAAAGCGGTTTAAAGAATCTGCATAGGCAGCAACGTTCGGATTAGAACTAATTACTGGCTTAACGTCATCCGCAATCTCTTCATTAAGAAGATCAGTTTCATCTTCAGATACAACAGGAGCAGATTCGGTAAAGTAGTTGTCACGAATAGCAACAAGTTTCTTACTGTAGTCTTCTACTGTATCATAAGATACGCCTTCTGAGAGAACACGCAACTTGTCTGCTTGTGTGTCAGTTAGATCCTCAGAAATTCCTTTGAAGGCAACTTCAAGGTCGGCTTGTGTCTTAGCTTCACGAACTTCAATCATTTGCTCAACGATCTCGTTATATTTAGTAGTAGACTCTTCGAGCTTTCCTTCTAAATCAGCAACGATATCTTTTTGCTCATCATCGATTTCCATGTTGTGTTCAACAACAAGACCCTTGATGCCAGTTAATAGTGATTCAGCGACTTCAACTTTGATGTTGCTTTCGATTTGAACCTGATTGTCATCCATCCAACCCTCTACAACGTAGTCGAGATAGGCGTCAACTTTTTCTACCAACTCATCAACAGCAACGTTTACTTGTTCCTGTAGATCACTTTCAAACTTTTCTTCAAGTGTAGCAGTTTCAGCTAACACTTTTTCATGTACTGCGGCTTCGAAAATAGCAATAGTTTGCATTTTGAAGTCTTCAGATAAATCTGATCCTTCAAACATACGCTCAACAGCTTCTTTCATACCTACATCGTTTTTTCCTTGAGGGGTTTTGACATCATCTTCGACATCATCAGCTTTTGCATCAGCGGCTTTCTTAAGATCACCCTTGCGCTTTTTCACTGAACCACCTGTGGGAGTAACAGCATCGGCTGCAACAGAATCTTCGCCCGTAGCTTTCGCTTCATCTAGGTCTAGATTCTTTTCTAGTTCTTCACTCATTTTGACTTCTCCTTTTATAAGTAGTGTGTTCATTTAGTATTATTTATAAAAATCATGTGTTACGCTTTTAGCGCAAAGACCTTACAAACCTTTCAAATAGAGCGGCAGCTTTCACCTCTAGCTCCTTCGTAGATACTCTTGCGGTATCTCTAATTTCTTCTTCGATTTGGTCAAAAGCTTGCGCTGAAGTCCATGAAGAAGAAGCAACATCATATATCCATTCTACCCCTTCCATAACACCCTTTACGAATGCGTCAGGAGCAGACGGGTCTGCAACGATGTCTCCGGCAGTTGCAAGCATAAAGTCATCTTGCACTTCCATGATTCCGTTCTTATTCTGTTTAATTGATCCCATGCCACGTGACGAAATACCAACTAGTCCGCCTTCATCGATAATATTCTTAACGATTTTGCCCATAGGGGTTTCCATAATCTTAGCACGACCAACAATGTTCGAACCGTCTTGCTTTAATTCAGTGAACATGTGTGATACACGATCTAGATTAATAGTTGGTCCTGCTGGGTGTCCTAATTCGCCATATGCACGATTTTTCGCAACATATGATTCATTATATCTCTTCATCTCTTTTACGAGAACTCTTGAAGGATACATGCGACCATTTCTGTTTTTGATATCACCTTGCATGATGATACCTTCGATGAAGTAATTCTTACCTTTACCGTCTTCTGAGGCTTCAGTAATATAGTGTACGTCTTCAACGAGTTCTTTAATTAATAATGACATTCTTCCTCCCTTATCTGTAAACGACTGGTGTATATGAGATATTGGCGGTAGGTGTAATAGTTTGTCCAAGTTGCTTCTCAATGGTTACAGTCTCGCCAACATGCATCTTAAAGCTATATGTTAGGCCAGCTTCACGATTAACTGTGACATTTCCATTGACCGTCTGGTTAGTTGCCGCACTTGCACCAATAACAATTGTATTAAATCCACTAGATCCTTCGTTAAAAATCCGGACTCTAGTAGCTGTAGTGCCTGTATGACCGGCGGCGCTTGTTGCGTTTGCTGCCAATGCGACTAATACGCTTGTTCCTCTGATTACGCTAGACATATTATTTCCCCGCACTCATGGCAAATTGCACCATCTTCATGAAGTTATTCTTATCGTCTAACATGCCTTCGACTTTCTTTTTGTTCGCACCGCTAAGTTGCTTGTGCATAGAAACGATCATTGATGCAGTAGTTAAGTCAACTTTCTGCTTCTTACCGTCTTTAAACTTTACAGCTTTCATAGATTTTGTCTTTACGATGTCTTGTAAATCAGCTAGAACGCCTTCAGTAATCTCTTCAGAAACTTCCTCGGAAACTTCTTCGTCTTTCATTGCCATCTTAGTAGCAGTTGCATACATAACGTCTTTAGCTTTGTCGCCGTAACGAGATTTGAATTCGCTCATTTTGGCTTTCAAAGACATTACAATTTCTTCACGCTTCTTTTCCTGCTCAGGAGTCATTTCTGATTCAGAAGCTTCGTACACTTCTTTATCTTGACCCTCTTCACGATCTGCATCACGCTTCTTTTTCTTTTTACCCTTGATGTCTCCAGAAAACTGGTCATCAGGTGCGACTGGATGGTCTTGCTTGGATACAATATGTTTGTCTAAAAAGTTTTGTTCATCCGGAGACTTAGGCTTATCAGCCGTCTCTGCAAGCATGTCCTTAAAGCTTTTCATGTTAGCCCCTTACTCTTCTGTTTCAGCATCAGCTTCAACAGAAACTTCTTCTGGTGAAAACATTGATGTATATTTGGTTTCGATAGCAGACATCATCTTGTCCGACATAATATCGCCGAAAGCGGACTCAAACCCTGTTGCGTCTTTGTCTTGTGCTTTCTGTATCAATTCTTTTACACTCATTTACTATCTCCTTTATTATATAATGTTATTTATATTCTTTCATAACTGTTGTTTAAATATCTAAATCGTCTGCGTCATTATCGTCTCCGAGGGCTTTTTCCGCATCTGCCGCGGCTTTGTCCTCTGCTTCGACTGCTTCTTTCATCTTCTCGATATCATCTTCAGTCATTTGAAGTACATTCTTACGTACCCAATCACTGGAGTAGTATTTACCTACATACTCATCAATATCTCTTAGAACACCTAGACGCTCTCTTAATATCTCACTAGACTTCAACTCTTCAAAATGATTATCACTCATGAAGTCATAACGAACTAGAGATTGTATCTCTGGCCATTCTTCTGGAGTAATAATTCCTTTTAGAATTAATTGCTTCTCAAGTATCTTATCAAACAACGTAGAAAATCTAGTTCTTAATCTGTTAACGAACTTAGCAAACTTGATCTCATCTCGTGAAATCTCACTCGCTCTACCTAGAGAGAAACCTGCATCAGTCTCCATTCTAGAAATAGGCACGTTCAATGACTTAAACAAACGCTTCTGGAAGTATAATACATCGTCTAGTTCACCTAGATTTTGTCCACCAGGTAGTGTCGTAATTTCAGTACCTCTACCACCTTCTCTTCGTGGTAACCAGAAATCATCTGTCATAGACATATGTCTGCGGTCATCTTTTACGTCACCAGTTGCCATGTCATAAACCATGCGGTTCTTATGCTTGGTCATCATATCACGTAGATATTGCTCTGCTTTAAGCTTAGGCAAATTACCCACATCAATATAAAAAATTCTTCTTTCAGGCGCTCTTGAAATCCTATAGATAACAACTGCGTCTTCCATCATTCTCAACTGATTCAAAGGCTTATATGCTTTATGCATATGAGATAGAACTAATGTGCTAGTCTCATTAAGTAACCCAGAATTAGCAGTAACAATCGAATCTTTAGCGATCTTAAGGCCGTTCATTGCAGTGTTGCCTTGGGTTTGCTGTTGCTGTGCCCCTGCAATTCCTGCCATGTTATTAAAGCCCTTCTCACTATAGATAAAGTACTCATTCTTAACTTTTTTAGCGACAAGTTGATTTTCGTTATTGCTACCAACTTTTTCTTTTTCGAACTCACGAACTTTACGAATCTTTCGTGGATCAATGTAACGTAGTTCTTGTATGCCTTTACGTGGTGCTGTAGTATCGATCATCACGTGGTAGTTAAGTCTTCCATCAACGTACCATTTCTGAAACGTTTCGTATCCGTTATTAGAGAAATCTAGCAGTTTTAACACTGTATCGAACTCTTCTCTAATCTTCTTCTTAATACCGTCAGATAAATCTACATCATCTGTAATACATTCAACGACTTTTGCATCGTGGGATATACATATAGCT